TCATCCGCACCGGATTGCCATAGCGATTGATATCGCCGCCCTTCGGCTCGCGGAACGACAGTTCGTTGACCGTCTCGCCCCTGTTGTTGCGGATCGACTTGAACGTCAGCTTCACCACGATCGGCCAAAGTTCTTCGGTCGATGGCGCCGCTGCATCAAGCTCCGCTGGCGACGACTCGATCTCGGGCGCCGGATGCGAGGCCGGTGGTTTCGGTGGCTCGATGGTCTTGGGCTCGATGGTCTTGGCTTGCGACGCCGTGTCAACAAAGCCTTCACGCAAGCGCGGCGGCTGCTGCCCCGACCGCCGCTGCTGCTCCGTAAGTTGATTGATTGCACCGACATGCTCGTTCATGCATCACCTTTTTGTTGTTGGATTGTTTTAGATAGCTATCTCGTCGCAGATCAATCCTTCCCATCTGACCCGCACCTGACCGTCGCGGGTGTTGGCTTCGAACCCGCCTTTGCAGGTGGCCCCGCTCAAGGTGTACTGCATCCCGTTTGCTAATTGAGCAATGACAACGCTGTCAGTCTCAGTTAGCAACCCTTCCAGCGAGAAGCCGGGAACGGTCGAGATGTCGCCCTCGATGTAGGGAACTCGTGGAAGTTCCTGATATCCGTGAACACCATCCTGGCCGGCGATCATGGTTCGCTCGACCGGGGATGGCGACACGGTGAAGTTGCCACGCAGAGCCAGTTGGTTCCCATCCACATTCAGGAACGCGATTCCAGCAAATCTTTGTGCCATGGGTTTATATCCTCGCTGCGGTTATGCGACGTCGCTCCGCACCGAGCTTGGTCAGCTTTGGGTTTGTCTGGATTATTGTTTGTTGTTGGTTAGCCGTTAGCCTGCGACGACGCCAGGAACGGACCCGGCGCCGGTCCGATGATTGCCTCATCGACACCACGGCCGTATTGCAGGCGGAACTGATTCAGCACCGCGAAGATTCTTAGTTGGTTGATAAGATCAGGAGGGTAAAGAACATTAACGCGGTTCGGATCGATCGGGTCACGTTCCACAAGCAGGAACTGCTTGAACAGATCGATATTCTCAACCAGACCTACGAATTCATCATTGCGATACTGGGCGACCAGTGCCCCTTTGATGATCCCCGGCGTGACGATCGCCTGACCCGGACCAAACCGCGTCCCGTCGTTGGCCAGCTTGTGACGCGGGAAGCTACTCGTCACCATGGCCTTCTGATTGCGCATCAGCTTGGCCAAAGTCGCCAGCGTCGTCACCAACTCGTAAGCGTCATCGGTGGCGCCGTACAGATTCCACTGATAGGTCGTCTGTTCTCGGGCGATCATCGGCTGCCCGTCGCTGCCCGGCATCTGGATCGCGAGCCCATTGCTGGCGAGCGAATTCAGTTCCGGGAAATCAAATCGCTGGTGGATCGGCGCCAGCTTGATCTGGTTGAGCGAGAGGCTTTGCAACGGTCGCGCCGGATCGTTGACCAGTGCTCGCTGTGCTTTGGCGGCATATGCTGCCGCTGCCTCGAACATCGGCGACTGCGTGGCGTGCTCGAACGCCATCACCGACACGACGCCCGAATTGTTCAATTCGCCCCATTGCACGAGATCGGCATAACCATCGTCGGCTGGCCCGCTGCTGGCACCACGGCGCGCCGAGAAGATGTGACCAAATAGTTGTCGTTCCCAGCCCCAGCGGCCCGTATCCGAGAACCCGTATTCCTGTTCCCAAATAAACAGACTGTCGCTGTCGGTGTAGGGGATTGCGACGTACTCGTAAGGCTCATTTCCCAAATTATTGATGGCCGCCGCGAACTCGGGCGTGCCAACCCCGCCAGTCAGGAACGGATCAACCGTGATGCCAAGCCCGACCGGCGTCACGTCACCGCCGCGCGAGCCGTAGTAGTTCAGCATCATTGGAATGTCGTTGCCGCTGATGCCCTCCCAGTTGCATTCGAGATTGACTTGCGACGGCGCCGTCGGCGGTCCGCTGGCACTTCCACCAGACGCATAGGTGCCGGGATTGTTCAACATGGGCACGACAATGGTCGAGCCGGTTGTGCCCGTGGCGGCCACGAACGTCCCATCATATGCGCTCGGTGTAATCCCAGTGATCTGTACCGTGCCGCCGGGGGTGAAACCATGCGCTGCCGAGGTCGTATAGGTCGCCTGTCCAGTCGGCGTGTTGCTCCAAGTCGCCGCCGTGATGGTGAACTTCGGCCCCACTTGCGCAGGCGTCACCGTCGCCGTCACCGGCAGCGACGTCGCATTGCCAACCGTGCCAACACCGAACCAGTTGTTGATCGAATCCATGATCGCATTGGCGATGTCGTCGGTGGTGTCCGTCGTGGCAATGTTGGTCGGCACATACTCGCCGCTGATGTAGAGCGCGATCGTCCCCGCCGCCGTGCACGGTGCAGAGACTTTGATCTCACCCGAAGCTTTGATTGATCCGACCGAGGCCGGAACAGGCAATCCCCACATCTCGTTCGCGAAATTATTGGCGTAGTACGCTTTGATCATCCGGTCGATCTCCGATCCGGGACCAAAAAACTGCGACGACTGCGCCTGCGATCCAACCGGCGTCGCGACATTAAGCTGCGCCGTGCCGCCGGTCGCCGTACCAACAATCAACGCACGCAGGTTGATCGACGGCAGACCAGCCATGGAGGGGTCCACCTCTACCCAGTAGAGGGGCACTTTGATATTTTGTGGGATTTGTGCAAAGCTAATAGGCACTTGCGCCTCCTTTTGATGTGGGATATTCTCACGATGCTACCTGGAGGAACAGATGCTGCCTGACAACAACCAACAGACCTTCGTTTATTGGCTGCACGACGAGCGTTGCATTTGTCCGTGGCATCACGGCTACGTCGGGATCACCGCGCATCTCCCCGTCCGAATTGCTGCTCATCGGCGCGGGAACGGTAAGGGCGCGCATTCGCTGCCGCCCGATTTCAGGGTCCAAGTTCTTTTTGTTGGTCCGGGTATCGAAGCGCTCGAACTAGAAGCGCGTTTGCGACCACGCCCGGGGATTGGCTGGAATCGCGCTGGCGGCGGTCAAAAATCCTGCATCGGCTACAAACACGGCGAGATATTCCGGCAGCTAAAGGCGAAAGATGCTGCCCGCCGTTTCAAAGGCGTTCCCAAGTCGCCAGAGCAACGCGAGAAGATACGACAAGCAGCGTTGCGCCGTTATGCTGATCCGGCCGAGCGCGAGCGCATGTCGGAACAAGTCAAACGTAGCGACAAGTTCAAGAACCGCGATTACACGGGCGCCGGCAATCCCAACTACGGCAAGACCACGCCAGAGACGGCCAAGCAGAAGATGCGCGACAAGATCGCCGAACGTGGCGGCGTGGACGGCGAGAACAATCCCAACTTTCGCCACGGTCGTTATATCGAGTAGTGCCGGTGTGAACACGGGAGCATCCACACCGGCTTAAGCGTCTTCGTGGGGGGGCTATGGGGGCGGAAGACGCTTATTCTTCTTGTTGCTCAGCTTTCTTTTGTTGCACTTGCTCGACTGCCTCGCGCATCCGTTGCGGCTGGCCCCGGCGTTGATCGACCGGGCGCGCTGGCGTCGGTTTGGGCTGCATCTCGGGTTGTTGCGGCGCTGCGGTTTCGACGCGCTTGACCGAGCCATCGGCCAACCGTCGGCGCGTGTATTGATCGTCGGGCCACTCGATTGAGCCTTGCGAGCGGAACTTGCCCGCTGTCGGATGCCCCAACAAGCGGCGCATGGCGTCATCGCGTGGTTCGACGCGGATACCCGGCTTTTGGTAACGCGGATGTCCCATAGGGACGCGCGGGCGTCTTTGCTGAATATGGACTTGGGACCTGAACGTTGCCATCGCGGACTCCTTTTCCGGTGCCGCTGCTTTGCAGCATGATATCGACTTCGACTTGTTCACGTTGCGCCATCTGCGCGGGCGTCTCGCCGATCTTCATTCCAGTCTTGATGTCGATTTCATCGAGCGTGTCGGTGATCGGCGGCCACCATTCCGAGCGCCAGAATGCGGTGACGTCGTAGCGGCATTCGCAGAACGGCGTTTCGTTGTTGGCGCCGGTCGAGCCCCACACGAATTTGCGTTGCCCGCGCGGGATGCTTTCGATGCCGACACCTTCGGGATTGCTGTTGATCAGAACGTTCATCAAATCTTGATCGGTCCACAACAACCCCATGATGCGCCAGAACGCGGCATCGACTTGCTGTAACAGTTGCCTGCGATTGTTGTTGGCGATGATGATCGAGAAGCCGATCTTGCCGGAATGGTTGAAGCGGATCATACCAGCATTGGCGTCGCCATCGGGGCGCATGTCCTCGTCGCCCATGTAGATGCCAAGGTACGGAAGCAAGTTCGCCTGCACCGGCAGCATCGTGGTCGGGCGGATGGTGTAGTTGGCAAAGAAAGCATCGGCCGACGCGCGATCAAAGAATGCCTGCCAGATGTTGAAGGCGTCGCTTTGCGGCAGCAGGCCGACGATGCCGGCCTCGCCTGCGATGTTGCAGAGATCGGGCGCCTCGCTGGCTTCGATCGTGCCGACCGCGCCGGGCAGGATCGTGACCGCGCAAGTGTCGGGCGCTTCGGCGGCTCGGATTCTGCAATCGATCGTCATGGGGAGTGCGTGATCATCGCGCTTGAGATTGTAACGGTTTCGCCCTGAACGATATCCGCGTCGCTGAGAATGACATCGCCGCTGATTTCACCAACAAGCAGACCCGACACGACGATGTTGCCGCCGCCGTCCTTGATTTGCGCACTGAGCGCTTGGCCCATCGCCGCCGCCACGCCGGACAGCGGCACGCCGGCCATGGTGATGACGCCGTTGGCTTCCGTGAATGACGGCTTGGCCAACGTGATCGACGCGAGC